TGTGGTTGGCCTTGGCGCGGATAGGAAGCCCTTGGAAATACCCCCGGATGGATCGCGCCGTTTTTGCGGTATAAGCGTTTGATGATCCCCCGAGCGTGATTCGCCCGGAAGTGTCGTAATTAAGCTGCTCAATCTCGCGAGACATTAGCCGTCAATCAGTTTTTGCGCGGGACGCTGGGTGATTGCATGATGCTGTGTGCGCTGGCGTTCAGCATGATCTTGCTGGCGATAAGCGTGGACATTATTCCTGAAGCTCTCTGTCGCAGCCGCGCCCTGTCGCGCTTCCTTGGCCACTTCCAGCGTGGCGAGCGGAGCAAACGCGACCGCGCATTCCCAGCGGTCAAGTTCTTCGCCGGTCTGCGGATGCCGCCCGCGCACCTGAATCCACCAAGGGCACGTATGACAGACCTTTTTCATTGCTTTTTTACGAAGTGGACAGATCAAGTTGCTGTCGGATTGAGGCTTGCTCATAGTCAATCCTTGCTCGCGATAATCACGTCTAGGTAGAAAACGTCCAGATCGACGTTGTGACTGTGAGCGTTGCCGCTGCCAGCGTTTGCCGTAGAGCCGGTTATGCTAACCGAGATGCCGGTTGTATTGGTGCTGGTGAATTGGAAGCCACTTTCAAATCGGTCGAGTAGCTGAGTACCACCATCATCGTTGCCCTCAAACCCGAAGGAACCGATCCCGTCAATTGAATCATGGCGGTGCCCAGGATCGCTGACGTTTGCCGAAAGCCCGCTGGCCCCGTGATCGTGGCTCGGCATTTGGCTTTCTGTTAGCGCGTGTCCATCTGTCGAATAATTGGCCGTAAAGACCGTGGTGAAGTTCTTGTTCCCGCCCGATCCGACTGTACCGGAGACGACGCGAAGCGCGCGGTTATCGACCGAACTGGTGTCCTTCGTCCAGCCTGTCGGGGCGCTGGTTTGTTGAAACAGCATCCGCGTCCCGGACGGGGCAAAAAGGTTGGTTGCCAATTCATCAAAGGCGGATTCGGCATCGGTGGCGCTCAGGTTCGCGTTAGAGTCCTCAACACCGATGAGCGCCGCGCCTTGTCCACTGGACGTGCTCGCCAGCCGCCCGAGCAAGGACGGGTTATTAAGCTGCCATTGCGTGCCGTCATAAGTAATGCTGTGCGTCTGGCCGGACCTGATTTCGCCGCCGGATAGCGCTGCGCCAAGCCATTGGACCGCCACCGCGCCGTTGCCGTCTAAATCGACCGTCGTTGCGTCGGTGTTGTCGGCTCCCGCGATGAAGACAACCGTCATGCCCTCAACCGGACCACCAGAAGTTGGCGACATGGTGAGTTCGATGGCGTCCGCCGTGCCGCCGACCGTGCCCGCATAGATTAGATCGCCGTCCTGCACTTGATCGATGCGCAAACTGTCAGTGCGCGCCGCGCCTTGGCCGATCCCGGTGAACCTTTTTGAGTTCATCGGCAGGTCTGCGCTGGGCTGGTTGCCGCCGTCGCGCTTCCAACAAAGGTTGAGCGCCGTCGCCATATCGTGATAGGTGTTGTCAAAGTGCAACGCCGATGGCTTGACGCCCGCGTTGTCGGCTTCCTGATGCACCTGCGCGCCGGTGCGTGTCCCGTCAGTGCGGATAAATGTCTGGTTCGGCGCGCTGCCTGTCCATCCCATTTTTTATCTCCTGTTCATCAACGCACGAACCATCGGGGAGGCTTGGCGTCCCGTTCCGGCCTCGCGGGGGTCTGGCATCTGTTGCTGGCGATAAGCTGATGCGATGTCGCGCGTGGTCGGGTATTTGGGACCGGGGTCGATATCGGCATTCTGGAAAGCGTTATAAGCGTCATAGGCTGTCAGCCCCGCGCCAACCGGCCCTGCTGCGCGACCGAGCATCCGCATGGCTCCGGGGGCATAGCGCGCGGCGAGTTCGCCTGCTTTCTCCAGTCCTTTCATGCCGCCGTAAGCAGCGCCGCCAGCCGCCGTGCTACCGAGCAGTGCCTCAGCCATCGAGCCGCCCGATTGTTCGCCGTCTGCGGCCTCGGCATCGCCGCGAATGGCGTCATAGGCGACAAGCCCCGCAATCGCCGCTGCGCCTTTCGGCCCGAGATCGTCGAGCGCCTTGGAAATCCGTTCCAGGTATTTGGGGCCGGGTTTTGTATCGTACCCCATTTCACTGAGCTTTTTGGCGACCGCTGTGCGGGCCTTCTGGTCCTTCTCGACTGTTTCGCGAACAGCGTTTAACGCTTCGGCTTTGTTGAGTTTTGAGCGCCCCTTGACATTGGCCACTCTGGTAAGCTCCTTGGCTCTATCACTGCGACGAACGCTCTGCCCTTGGGCTTCCGCCTCTTCAGGGGCAGGCAGCGCTGTACGGCCTTCTGTGGGCGTCTGAGGCGGGGTTATTTCGCGGGCCTGATCGCCTGCGAGGGCTTGGGCCATCGGGGATGCCTGCGCATTGCGGCGAAGCTGATTGCTTTCGATAATTGAAATGTCGCCTGCATCCGGCGAAACCCCCGGCGACGTGGCATAACCGGCGCCGCGCTCAAGAATGCCTGCGCCTGTCCCCATCAAGCCGAGAGCAGTGGCCATGTCAGTGTCTTCGCGGACTGGCGGCGCATTTTCTTCCATGCCTGCCATGACAGCCGCGCCCTTGCCAATCATGCCGCCGCCGGCAATGGTGTGCGGCAACATGCGGCCACCGATGCGCAGGAATGAATTACGCGGAGGAAGAGCGCCGGAACGCTGCGCACCCGCCAGCGCGCCGTCGCGTGTGGCAAGCCCTGAGCGCCGATTCTCAGCGGCCTTGGCAAGAGATTCGTTGCGGGCTTCCTGTGCCTTATCTGCTGCGTAATTCAGACCGCCGCCAATACCCCAGCGACCCAGCCCATAGCCTGCCAGCGGTGCGCCAAGAGTCGCGCCAACGCGCCGCGCAATGCCTATTGGCGATTCTTGTTCGGCTTTTTCTTCTTGCTGCTCTTCGCGTTCATCCCCCGCAAGCTCAAGCTCTTTGAGCCGAACTTCGTTGTCTGTCGGCCCTTGATCCTGCGCTTGCGATAGCTCCTGCGCTTTGAACGCGGCCGCCGTGGCAGGCCCCCAAACGCCGTCAATCTCGTCTTGATAAAATCCCTGCTCCTGCAATCGCTCTTGGAGTTGCAGCCTTTGAGCTTCTGGCAGGGCTTGGAATTGCTGCTTGTTCATTCTATGCTAACCCTCGGTGAATCTGAAAAGGGGGCTGACTTGATCGCGCACACGATCTTCAAGCACCTCACGCTACCGATTGCGTGGGTGACTGGACCGCTATGGGTTGCTGTTTTCATGGCTTGGGCGGCATACCAGATCGGAGAAATGCCGCTGCTCTACACAGTCGCACTTACCGGCCTTATAGGCATCGCCCTTGTTGCCGCCCACGTCACCCAGTACCGCGTTGGTCGAAGCCTTGAGATGACCGGCGCACCATCGGATGGCCGATGACGACGAAGAGGTTATCGACCTCTACGAAAACAAACCCGGTCAGTGGGAACATCGGCTCCCGCCAGCATTTCCCGATCCGCGCGCACCGCCAACACCTGAGCAGCCACAATGGGCGCGGGAGATGCAAGCGAATACGTCAGGATGCCTTGTTATGCTGGTATTCGGCCCGCTGATCGCCGGTCTACTGGTCCTGCTGAGAGCCTTCTTCTGAAGCGGTGTGCGCCGCTGCAATACCGCTTAAAAGCGTCCCCTTGTCCGGCTTGAAATCAAGTGTCTGCCCGATCGCGCGACGCGCCATGCTACGTGAGGCCGCGTCCTGCATGTTGAAGATGTCGGGAACAATCCGCGCGATAACGTGCCACATGGTGCTTTGCGCCGGCTCACCTTGGAACGTCGCTGCCTGCCCGCGCTTCTTCAGAAGATATTCCAAAACATTGTTGCGTCGATTGCGCCGGAAGGACTCCAGCGCGTAGGACGTGCCGGACGGATTGGGCGGCGTGTACGCTGCCGTCTCCACGGCTTTTTGAAACCGGCGCATGAAGGTCTTGTCGGCATCATCGAACAGCGTATCAATTACCGATTTCTGATTGGCGAACGCCTTGTTCATCTGCGTCTTCATGCGGCCGGGCGAATACAGGTTGCCGTCCTTGTCGGTAATCATCTTCAGGAAATAAGCGCCCTTGACCTGATCCCATCGGGCAAGATCGTCGCCAAACACATCCTTCAGCTTTTTCAATGCCCCAACAGTGCCCGCTTTCGGTGTTGAGGTGACGTTTGCACCGAACAGACTTTGCACGATGCGCTCCGGTGTGTCGGCGTTGTCCGCAAGATCGGTCAGGATTTTGCCCTCGGGTGCGAGCTTCCCCCGCCTATCTTTCGGCTCGAAAAGCTGACGTTGTTCCCGTGTGATGCGCCGCGCTTCGGCGATCTTCTGCGCCTCCTTTGGCGAGCGGATTTGACCAAGTTTGTTGCGTAGAAACTGCTGGCCGCTGATCCCGTCCATCCAGTCATCGAAGGCGGAATAGATCGCGCGCGCTGCGGCCTTGTCCTGCCCCGGCTGCGCGCCCTGATAGCGGGCCAGCATACGGCGGCGCATGGCATCCAGCGAGGGCGCGCGTCCTGTCTTGCCGAGGATTTCATAAGGCGTATCGGTTGGAATGTTGCGGGAATAGTCTCGCAGTTCCAGCATCATGCGGTGCGCCGTCGGCGTTAGCTGCTCATCCGGCACGAAGCCTAGGTCATCGAATTTGGTGCGCAGCGTTTGAGTCATCAGATCACGGGCCGCGTTCCCGGTTTTGGTGTCCGTCAGAACCGGGTAAAGGTCTTCGGTTTCCCGCCATGCCGCGCTTACCTGATCGTCGGAGGCTGCGCGCGCCGCGCGAATCCCCTCTCCTATGTCCTGCCCGGCATCCGCAACCGTGTCAGCGGCTTGAGGAGCAACGCGCTGTCGAACCGTCTCTGCGGCATCGCCAATGGCTTGCTTCTGCGTCTGGTCAAATTCCGTAATGACATCGCGCGCGCCGGGACCAAAAAGCGAGCGGCGCATCTGTTCTTCGACGTGAAGCTGTTGCGGATCAGCCGAACGCTGCCCCCGCGTAGTGGGGATGCCGAACTCCCCGCTTTCAATGCCTGCCGCAGCAGCACGCGGGTCTTCAGCGCGGCGAATTTCGCTCAGGCGGCGGGCCATGTCGCCCTCGACTTCATCCGGATTAAGGCCCAGTTTCTCCGCCTCCTTGCGCCCCGCACGTGTGAGTGTGCCAGCAGCTTCGTCGTAGTATTCCGGCTCCATCAGGCGACGCCAGAGCTTACCAGCCGCAACGCCTGCGACCTCGCCAGCGCCGCCCATTACCGCCGTCATGCCAGCTTTTGGCAGGTCGACCGGCTGATCTGCGGTTATGTCCTGTCCAATACTGACACCTGCCGCCGTTGTGGCCTGAGCAGGGGCGCGCGTCAGCATCGATCCGCGAAGGCCGGGAATCTTGGAGGTGAGATAAGCGCCAACCATGTAGGGCACAGACCCGGAAACGAAGCGATCCACATCCTGCCAGTCGAGGCCCGGCTCATTGATATAGGTCTCGTATTCCTTGCCGTCGTCGCCTTGATAGACAACGATTTCGTTGCCCTTCTTGTCTTTCTTGAAATCCTTGATGCGCTCATTGCCAATCGTCTCCAGCACCAACTGCCGCCACGGTTTATCCTCAAACCCTGCGGCCGTCAGCTTGCCGCTCTGGATATGAGAGACATCACCGAGCGGAAGACCGCGCCCCGTGAATCCCGGCGTTTCTTCGTAGCGCGGATCGCGCTCAGGAAACGCGGCTTCATAAGCGCCGGTCGCCAGATCGGTCACGTCTTCAGCGCGGCGGCCAAGCCAAGTTTTGCTGTCATAACCACCATCTTTCGGCGGCTCCACTACAGGGTCATTATCCCACGGCGCATTGGCAATGGTATCACTGACGACCGGATCGTCTTCCCACGGCGTTTTAGGCATTAGCGCGCCTTCTTCTGCTTGAGCCGCCCGTTCGGATCAAAGTAGTAATCACCCGGCTCCAGCGCTTCCCAATCTTCCGCGCTTTGAACCGATGGATAAGAACCGGCATAAGGCGAACGCTGCTCGGCCGATCCCGCAACGTCCTTGGCCTGCTCCATCATATCTTTATCAAACATGGGGTTCTGTTCAGCGTAGCGCGCGGCTACATCATACCAGCCGTCATCAAGTCGGCCGCTGTTCGCGCGGGCATACTCACGCGCAATCTGAGCCATTTCGACCTTGCGCTGTTCCTTTTGCTTCATCAGCTCAACGAGCAGTTTACGGCCTTGCGCCGTATCACCGATATTTGGCGGAATTTCCTGCAAGAACTGACGGTCGCTGTCTGACATCGGACCGGGCAGATCACCCTTGAACGACAGAGCCATCTCGTTCACGATGCGCCGCGCGGCATCCGCTTTATCAACGCCTTGGAAATCCATACCGAAAAGCGTCTTGCCTGCCCGCTTAACCGCGTTGATAGCCTGCGCGCCCGTGCCGGTGTAGACGTTCGGATCAGACAAGAGGGTATCAAGCTGGCGAAGCTGGCCGATGCGGCTACGGGCTTTTTGCGCTTCGGATTGAATGGTTCCATATTCCTTGGCTAGCGCACCGCCTCGCTCTTTTGCGTACTCTGTTTCGCCTTTCATCACGACCTGCGGACCTTCCTTTTCTTTGAGAAAGTCCATAAAGGAGCCTTCAAAGCCCTGCTGTCGTGCGATGGCGTACTGACGTTCATTCGCCGTGCGATCATCTTTTGGCTTGGACAACCGCGCCTTGAGCGCCGCATTGCGCAGCCCTTCATCGCCCGAGCGCATCATAACGTTCATCAGATCGCCACGATCTTCCGCCCCGGCAAACGCTTCGTTAAGCGCCTCGTTGTACTGATCCTGCTGGTCGTCATAAGATCCGGCCATATACGCGCCTGAAAGCTGCTGTGCGAGCGCGCCAGCAAGGCCAAGCCCTGTCCCCCGCGTGTTCTGCGCATCCCGCTGTCCGGCCTGCATGAGCGCCTGAGCCATGCTGAGATCGTTCTTCGACGGTCGGCCGGGGATGTCGGACGCGCCGCTTTTCGGTGGGGGAAGTGTGGGTAGCGGTTCTGCGGTTTTCCGTGGCACCGCCCTTGGGGTGATGCGCGTTTCCGGCCTCAATTCAGGTAAATCCACACGAGCGCGAAGGGGGATGTGTGAACCTGTTGCCATGTCTGTATCCTCGCCTAGTCGCCCGAGGGTTGCTGTCACGTAAGGCCGTGTTTCTTCCGGCTTGGGCAGGACGGACCAGTCCTTGCCCGCTGAAACCCATTTATCGGCATTGCCCGGACCGGCGTTGTAAGCCACGAGGGCGGCTTCGCGATCCCCGCCGTAACGGTTCAGCATCGCGTTAAAGTAGTCAGTGCCGAACCGCTTGTTGGCTTCCGGGTCCCAGGGGTTTTCCAGCGGCTCAACCCCGAACCCAGGATTGCGCGCCGTGTTCGGCATGACCTGCATCAAGCCCATTGCGCCAACTGGCGAGCGCGCATAAGGGTTGCCGTCGCTTTCAGACTGGATGATGCTGTCGATGAGCTTGGGCGAGGCGCGATATCGCATCGGCTACGCCTCCGCCATGCCCTGCGTGCGCTTGTCGAGCGCTTGAATTGAGGCAAGCAATTTCCCCATGAAGTCGGGGAGATCAATGGTCTTGCCGTCACCGCCGAACTTCTCAGCGTAGTCCTGAGCCATTACGCCGGTTCTGGACTCGGGAACGTTCAACGCTTCCCGCGCCTCTTCCTTGTAATCATAATCCTCGGCAGGCATATCGCGCAGTAGCGCCAGCACCATCTCGCCATCGGCGGGTTTGCGGTTCTCCTTGGTGCGCTCGTCTGACAGCATTCCAATAAGCGGCGTGGCGATCGCACTCCCAAGCCCGAACAGACCCTTGTTCATCGCATTGGCGTTTTGCACCTGCGCGTTATAGCTCTGATACGTCGGGCCGATAATGTCGGTGTTCGCCACAGCCGTCTGAGGCGCGTTTTGGAACTGCGGGAGTTGCGTCCCCGGCGTTACGGCCCCAAGGGCCGCCAAGTCCTGATAAGGCTGCGAGCGCTCAGCTAACGCGTTCTGAATGGCCCTTTGCTGCTCGGAAATGTCAAACTGCCCAGCCTGAATGGATTGACCGAATTCTTGGCCCTGCTCTCGACCGCGAAGCTGGGCTTCCTGCACATTCTGGCCGCGCACACCAAACTGGTTGCCAATCTGGCGCTGCTGCTCCTGCAAGCCCCGGAACACGGCCTGATCCGCCGCCTGCTGGCGGGCAAGGTTCTGTTCACGCTTCAGATCGCTGAATGTCTCGTCAAAAACCGTGGAGCCAACTGGCAAGCCGCGATCCGACATCGTGGCCTCAAACTGCCGGTTCTGATCCTCAAACTCCGGGCGCAACAGACCCATCTGCTGGTCAAAATAAGTCTGCGAAATATCCGACGTGTCGGGAACGTCAAGCTGGAACTCATCCTGCGGCAGGCCGTAATCCACATTTGGATCGGGCGCCCCGACCTGAGATGTAAACTGGTCAATCGTGAACTTGTCTTGCGGCAGATAATTCAGCGCATCGAGCGAAGCCTGCCCCAGCCCCCCGGACAAATCGAACTGCTGATCCAGAATGTTCTGGACCTCGGGATTGAGGTTGACCTGCTGCGCTATGGGAACGCCGCTGCTGTCGCGCTGATAAACCGTCGAGCCGAACGGGCCGAACTGGTCGACAGCATTCAACTTGGCCTGTTCGCGCGCGGTTTCGACATTCGCAGCCTGCTGCGCCTGCGCGACCTTTTGCGGATCGGGAGGATCGGGAGCTTTACTGCCCATTCTGCTTTCCTTTGAGCCAGCGGCATTCGTCTTTGGTCATGGCGAAAATGATCGAATCCTTGCCGTTCGCGGCGCGCGGCACCTTTCCGACTTCGCGGAACCCCAGCCGTTCATTGAACCGGCGTGCACGCTTGTTCGGCTTGGCCACATGCGAGACAATGACCTGAATGTCATAGCCTTGTTCGGGCATCGCCACGAAAGGAAACGCGAACATAGCGCGGACTCGATCAGGGGTTAGCCAGCCCGGAAGCCCGGCCGCAGCAACCTGAACGCTTGGCGAACACCAGTTGAAGTACACCACACCGCCAACCAGACGGCTGCCATCGCTAGTAAAACCAAGTGTCACGTAATCATCGGTGCGGCTCAAAAATTGCTCGCTCACACTGGCATCGCGGATTTGGCCGAACACGGCTTGCGCGATCTTTTTGCGCGGTTCCCAAGCGATCACAGCCCGCCCTCGACAACCGGAGTATACATTAGCCGCGTGTTGAACCATTCGACATTGTCGGCACTGCTCGTCGTGCGCACGACCGGCGCAACAGCGCGTCCGTGCGCACGTATCGACCTCCAGAACATCCGCGTTTTCAAATCGCCGCCCCAGTCGCGGTCCCAATCATCACCCCAGCCTCCGCCGCTGCCTTCCGTATCTAGCGTCACTTGCGGGACCGTGATCGGACTTTCCTGAAAGTCCACATCAACCTGAAACTGGCCCGTCCCCAATCCGTCGAGAATGATGTTCGGATAGATACTGTGGAAGCTCTTATCGCGGGCCGCGCCGCCGATATAGCCAAACCCTTGGCGCGCAAGCGTCACGATCTCAGAGCCATCATCGGTGCCGCCTGTCACCAAGAACACCTTGCCGTCATTCGACGCGCCGAAATACAGATCGCCGTTGCGCTCAGCATACATCGTGGCGGGCAGCCCGGCATAGATCGTCCAAGCGGAAACCCGCGTGTTGAGCACATAGATTTTCGCGCTTTCCAGGCCTGTCGGGATCACGAAATAAACAAGACCGTCGTGGAAAATCGCGTTCCAGCCAGGGTTGCTGCCAAAGCGCGTGAAGTCCTGCCGCCATGACGGTGCGATCTTGCCCCAGTAGCCGAGATTTTCCGGCTCAAACGCATTGCCCGCGACCACGCCTGACATCGGGATCGGCCCGGATGTCGTCATGATGACCAGTTCGCCGCCGATCTTGATGGAGCAGTCCTTTCCCACCGGCGCGGGCATTGGATATTTGCCGACAATGCGGAAATCGGTTTCGACATTGCCTTGATAGACAATGGCTTCGCCCGTGGACATGATGAAAACGATATAATCGTCCGGGCCATCACCGGCGTCGCGCGTCCATGCGTTGATGTCGAGACAGTTGCCGCCTTCGGCGATCTGTGAAAGCTGAAACTTGGTCAGCGCGCCGGTCACGCTCGCTTCGTTGGCATATTCGATATCGGCGCTGCCCACCTTGGTGAACCACAAGCGGTCGCGCACAAGCGATACGGTTTGCAGATCAGACAGTGGCGACACGCCCGTGAAGCCGGTTGCCCCCACGCTCGATCCATCATAGCGCCAAGGCGTGTCCGATCCGTTTACACCGAACAGGTAACCGTTGAAATTGGCCGTGCTCCAAAGATCATCGGTGTAGCTGTTGGATGTCAGCGTTAATACCGATGAGCTGGATACGTCGTGCAGTTCGCCATTACCCGCGCCGATCAGGGTTGAGGATGACGCGCCCTGAAACGTTGCAAGCGTGGCGATCTTCGCCGCCGCCGTGACATCGGCGTTTTCGGTATAGCCGGGGCGAACGCGGCACACGCCGCCATCGGGCAGCCAGTTTTCCAGAACGCGGGCCTCGTCGGGGCGCAGCGCGTTATAGGCTTCGCGGGTGTTGAGGCCCCGGAACGGCGCAGAGACAATCTGCACCCGGCTTTGCTGGCCCTGCGCCTCGCGCGTGATCTGGAGGCTAACCATTACGTTGAGAAATTTCCATCAGGCAGATTGGGGCGTGGGAGATCACCACTCAGCGGCGTGCGGCCCACGTCGATTGTCGGCTTTGGCGTGTCGTCGGCTAGCAGGTGTGAGATCGTGGTCAGGTACTCCGCTTTTTCCTCGGCGTAGGGCAGACGCTTGCGCTTGAGATAGTGGAAGGTGATGCCCTGAACGGCGAGTTCGTCATTAAGCCGGAAGGTGTCGTCATCGGCGGAGAAATCGGCCTTTGCCGTTCCCCCGGAACTTTTCGCGTAGTTCTTGCTGTAATAGTCGAAGTCGATCTTTCGGAGATCGCCGGGCGTCGGGTGAATCTGTATCTGATCACCGAACACGGTGAAGTAAAACAGTATACCGGAAATTGTAACACCGCTGTTCAATTCCCGCCAGCCGACATTGGAGACTTTCAACAACGGCCAGTCATCGGTATCAGACCAGAAGGTGATATTGGCGAAGCGCTGCACATCGCTCGGGAAGTCATAGGATACCGTGCTCGCCACGGTGTCGAACGTATACTCGGTATAAAGCGACTGCCAGCTATATTCCCTGACGATCTCGCGGCCCATCTGCTTCGCCGCCTGCTTGAGCAGGATCGCATCGGGGTCATTGTTGCCGAAGATGGATGACGGGGTTGAAAATCCCCCGATGCGCTCAATGGCGTCCTGGCAAAGTTCAAGGAGTGTGGCCATCTATTCGGATCCTTCGGCCTGCATTTCTTTCGCTGATGCTCTTGACTTCCGGCCCGATTGTCTCTATATTATAGACATGGGTTGGCGTTGAGGCCACCCAACCGATGGTAAAGGAGACCACGATGCTGATTGAACTTATCAACGACGCCATCACCAACGGCGAAGCCGATCTGGCGAGCCTGCCCGAGACACCGAAGGGCTTGCTGAACGCGAACAAGCGCACCGCTGTCCACCGCGCTATTGATTGCGCGGCGGATCGCCTTCGGGCCAAGATCGACAC